ACAGTGCTTTATCACAAGATTCTAAAGCATCTGGTAGATTTAACACTAAAGTAGGTGGCGAATACTTTGCAGCAGGGGTCGGTGGTGCGATAACAGGGCGTGGTGCTGATTTGTTAATCATTGATGACCCTCATTCCGAGCAAGATGCACTTAGTCAAACAGCCATGGACAACGCATACGAATGGTATACGTCAGGACCTAGACAACGTTTGCAACCTGGAGGTTCAATTGTTATTGTTATGACAAGATGGTCCACAAAGGATCTTACAGGAAAATTAATTAACGCACAAAGTAATGAAAATGCCGATCAGTGGGACGTGGTTGAGTTTCCTGCTATCTTGAATGACAAACCAATGTGGCCTGAGTTTTGGAAGTTATCAGAACTAGAAGGGGTCAAAGCATCCTTATCCGAGCAAAAGTGGCAAGCACAATGGCAACAAGCGCCAACGTCTGAAGAAGGTAGTATTATTAAAAGAGATTGGTGGAAAGTGTGGCCAAGAGAAGATATTCCTGATTTAATGCATGTTATACAAAGTTATGACACCGCATTTAGTAAAAAAGAGACAGCAGATTTTAGTGCCATAACAACGTGGGGTGTATTTAAACCCGTGGAACACGGACCATTTCACATCATTCTTCTCGCAATGCGCAAGGGTAGATGGGATTTTCCTGAGTTAAAAGAGATTGCGCTAGAAGAATATCAGTACTGGGAACCCGAAACAATCTTGATTGAAGCGAAAGCTTCTGGTATGCCCTTAACACAGGAGCTACGTCAAGTAGGAATTCCTGTAGTTACTTATACGCCTAGTAAGGGCAATGATAAGCACGTACGTGTTAACTCCGTGGCTCCTTTATTTGAATCAGGACAGGTATGGTGCACCGATGATCGGTGGGCAGAAGAAGTTATTGAAGAATGCGCTGCTTTCCCTTATGGTGATCATGACGATTTAGTCGATTCAACAACACAAGCGTTGTTGCGTTTCAGGCAAGGAAACTTCATACAACTAGAATCAGATTATAAAGATGATGATTTTGGGATAATTGAACAAAGGCAGTATTACTAATGGATCAATACGAAGACATAGATATTTTTGAAATTGACGAGGCGTTACCACCATCAAAAGATGTAGTGGATATGGATTCAGGTTTTGACAAATTAGGCAGATTTATGACAACGCCAGGAAATCTACCTTATCCTGAATTTCTTAGCCCTATGTACAAAGCCATAGCTCAAGGTACCGATAAAGTGTATGATTTTAGTGAACGGCTCAAGGAACTCGGCCCAGTGAACAGACAGATGTTGCCAGGTGGCAACATTATGTACATGATTGGTCAGTATGGTATTGGAGAAAATATTCCAAAAACTTTTGCAAAAGCGGAATTAGGTGAGCCTATTACACCTCTTGAGGGGTTAGAAGCTTTTCTTTTAGCTTTAGATTTAGGTGGTGTGTATGCAGGTGGAAAAGTATTAGCTAAAGGAGCATATAATAATATTATAAAAATGTTATCGAAAAAAGGTGTGTCAGAAGAAGCTGCCGCTAGTCTTGCAACAAAAACACTTGTGTCAAATCCTAAATTTATTGATGAGTATGCTGGTGCAAAAGATGTTGAAGAGTTGTCCGATGAAGCGAAAGATAAACTTGGCGTAGGAGCTACTCTTTCTCCAAATGTAAAAACAGGTCAAGATTTGTTTGAAGATTTAGGAGGGGATGTAGATACTGTTACACAAAATTCTTTATTAAATAAATTTAATAAACAAACTCAGCTTGATGAAGTAAAAAAGAAAAGAAAACCCAAAGCGCAAGAGTTTGTTAAGACATTAAATTATGAATATATTTTAAATAATCCTGATCCTTTAAAAAAACAACAGGCTTTAGATGTTTTAGAAAATCATAGAAAAGGTAATTTAAAAAAATTTGAAGCTGAAAAAGAATTAGAAAATATATTTCCTGAAAAAACAGGAATGGTTGGAGATGTTAATTATGCTTTTACTAAACTAAAAGACAACTTTGAAGACGCTAGAAGAAGATCTCCAAAATTTGAAGAAGATATTTTTGATATTTATATTGAACCTAAAGGAGGCAGAAAACCAACAGCAAAAACTGTAAATCTTACAGATAATTTAATTAAAGCAGCTGATGCTGACACATCAGCAGAACCTTATAGTGTGAAATTTTTGAACGCTTATATCAAACAACTTAATCCAAAAACAAAAAAACCTTCAGATACAAGTTATCCTTTTTATAAAAATGCAGCTAATGCCATATTAAAGTTTAAAGGTAGAGATGAAGTACTTGATATTCCTTCATCTAAAAAAGGAGGTAAGGGTAAAGTATTTGTAAATGAAGATAATACAAGAACAGTAAGAGAGGGAGCAAGAGGAGGAGACAAGACAGCAAAAGAAATGTTTTTAGAAATACCAGATGGAGAACTTGTAACAGGTTATCCTGCTCAATATATGAAACAAAATATTGCAGACATTTCTGGTCAAAATTACACAAAAGCATTTAATAGTTTAACAAAACAAAATTCATACGTAGCTGATAAAATAACAGACATGCGACAGTTTTTTGAAGAAGATCTTGGTCAATATCATTTTTATGGTTTAGATCACATTAAACCTTTACGATTTGGTGGTACAAACTCTAATAACAATTTACGTTTTACAATGGAGGGACCTCACAGTGCTGTAGATACCTTAACACCAAATAAAACATTATCTGATATTGATGTAAAAAATAAATCAAAAATGGAAGCAGAAATTCATAGTGTAGGCACTAATATAGTAGATAAGTTATACGAAGCTTCTCGAGTTAATGATCCTATGGTGAAAAACAAATTACAACAAGAAGCACAAGAGTTAAGTAAAAAAATTAAAAATATGACAAATGCTTTTTCTGAAACTTATAAAAAAGTAGATTTTCACATAGGGGAGCCTTATGTTGCTATAAAAACGGGAAACACTGCAAAGTATATTAAATATTCAGATTACATTGGTGCTAACAATGAAACAAAAAGTTTAGTATCGGATTTAATACCTGATCAATTTAACAAACCTAATGCGGGAAAAAGTATAGAAGAACAAGTAGATGAGGTATATACTATTTATGCCGACATGTTTAATCTTGGAGGTCCTATATCAAAAGAGGCTATGCAGCAAATGACAAATTTTAATAAAGGTGGTATGGTTAAAAATTATGCTTACGGTGGCGATGTAACCGAGGACCTCGATATTTTTGAAGCGCCAGAAGATTCTTTACCAGAAGGTTCATATGAAACAGCTAATCTTATATTACCTTTCTTTAAATTGTTTGGTAAAGCACCACCTCATACAACAGCACCTATACCAACCCCTAAAGAAAAATTAATAAATCCTACAAAAAAACAAAAAGAAAGTTTGGAAGCAGAAACTATAAAAAGATCTACTGAAGATATATTTGATCCAACACCAAACGACAGAATAAATATTGAAGAGTCAGTTACTACTACACCAATAACTAAACAACCAATGACATCAGTATTTTATTCTGATGTAGACAGATTGTTATCACGACCTGATACGCCTAAGACTTTTAATTCTAAACAAGAGTTTTTTGATTTCTTAAATAAAAATAATATTCGTAAATCAGAATCAATGGATTATCGTATTCCTCAGATACTAAAATTATTTGGAGATACTGATCCAATAGATACTGCCACACTTTTGACACAAGTTAGAACAGCTCCAATCAGCGGTATGCGTGTGCATGCAACAGGGCCAGGGTCCGAGCTGATTAATCCTAATGGCGCGGTAAGTGTACGTTATTCAGGATACGCAGAAGATGGTTTTATTGAAGGTAGTCAACGAGAAAGAATATTGTACATGAACCGTGATAAGTTACCTGGTGACTCGGGCGATTATCCGCAATCTATGTTTGGTGGAGAACAAGTAAATCGTCATGAGTTTCAGATACCGAATGAGCAAGATACGTACATTGTCGGTTGGACGCGGCTCACGGACCGTTTTGGTTTTGTGCCACCAAAAGTTGCAGGACCTGAGACACAAATAAATATTAGACAGACAACTAAAGAATTAAATAAAAACAAAAGAAGTTTGCAAGGTTTGTATGCTGAAGCAAGAAATAAAATAGGACGATTAGCTAATCAACGAGGAATGAGTGCAGCAGACCTTAATGATATACTACTTGATTTTGGGGGAGATACTCCTAAACTATCTATTATAGCAAAATATGCTGATCAGTTAGATGAGGTAAGCCCAGGTTTAGTTAATCAAATGGATGAACTTGTTGTTAGGAATAACGAGTTACAAGAACAAATAAATAAAGCATCAGGCATTGATCCGAGTGGCGTGGTTCGTGTCACGTATGCGGATGAAATACAATCAGATATTTTACAAGCAGCAGCCATGCGTAAACAGCAACTAGCCGCGGCTCTTCGTAAGATACAAGAAGAGGGAAAAGCATCAACAAACCTACAAGGTCTTAACCGTGTAGCAGAGGCTACTATTAATTTTTTTGAAGAAAACAAATCAGTTTTTAGACCATTAGAGAAATCGCCTGAAGAAATGAAATTACTAAATCAACAGATGGTAAGACTTGATGAGGAGGTAGATGAGTTAGTTAATAAATATATTGCAACACGTGAGCTTGATGATGCAGAGTTAGCTAAACTCGGAACATTGTTAAATGATAACATTGACAAGATGTTAAACGAAGTAATGACAATTGATGGCGCTACTATGTCAGGATTGTTCCCTGATCTGCCACTGAAGAACAGAGAAGAATGGGCAGATGCTTTAATTAAAAAAGATTTATATGAACTAGCGTACAGAAAGTATGTGTTAAAAGATCCAGACGCATCCGATTACTACGCAACAGCAACTTCTAATCCTGTTATTGAAAGATATGGTTTTAATGGTAATGCCGCTACACCGAAGGAATTACGTGATATTGATAAACAAGAACGTTTTGACATATTTAAAAGAAATGGAGAATTTAAAAGTTCTAAATATAAAGGTATTGGGATGGACGAGTTTTATGGTGGACCAAATACGGTTGATGAAAAGGGTAAACACTACACATCTACGATAGAGAAAATATTAAAGAAGCAGGCAAAAGAAAATAACTCGGAAGTTATTACGATGCCTGTACAGGTAAAAAGAGGATCAAAATCACAATACAGAGTTACGGATCAAAATGGCAATATGGTAGCAACATTAACAAATGAAGATCAAGCTAGAGAATTACTAAGAACAAATCCAAATTATCAGATTAAGCCTATTTCTATTCCTGATAAAAAATCAATGGAGCCAGTTTTCGCTATCAAGATTACTGAAGAAATGTTAGAATCATTTGCGACACATAAAGCCAAAGGTGGACTTGTGTCTAATATTGATATATTTGAGGTAGCATAATGGCAGTTGAAAAACCAATAGGAGAACCAAACACCGACATTGAAATAGAAGGAGTTACAATAGAAACTCCAGATATGGAGATAGAAGCAGTGGAAATGCAAGAAGATGGATCTGCTATTATAAATCCTGAACCAGAAATGGAAGAAGTACAGTTTGATTCAAACTTAGCTGAATATATAGATGACGATGAACTAGGAAAAATATCAAGTACACTTATCGATGATTACAAAAACGATAAAACATCTAGAGAAGATTGGTATGATTCATATAGAAAAGGTTTAGACTTATTAGGATTTAAATATCAAGAAAGAACACAACCTTTTACAGGAGCAAGTGGGGTTACGCATCCTTTGTTATCTGAATCAGTTACACAATTTCAAGCACAGGCATATAAAGAATTATTACCTTCAGGAGGACCTGTAAGAACACAAATTATAGGAACACCTGACACAGAAAAAGAACAACAAGCTGAGAGAGTTCGTGATTTTATGAACTATCAGATTATGCATGTCATGGAAGAGTTTGATCCTGAGCTAGATCAAATGCTTTTTTATTTACCATTAACAGGTTCAACATTTAAGAAAATTTATTTCGATGCGACTCTTGGAAGAGCTGTATCCAAATTTATACCAGCAGATGATTTAATTGTTCCTTATTTGGCTACTGATTTATTATCAGCTGAAAGAGTTACACACGTTCTTCGCAGAACAGAAAATGAAATTAAAAAAATGCAAGTCATTGGTATGTATCGTGACATTGACATACAACCTTTCTATGAAGACTCACGTATTCAAGAAACAAAAAACAAAATAGAAGGAACGCAAAATACTAATTACAATAATGATAATTATACATTATTAGAAATACACTGTGATTTAGATTTACCTGGGTTTGAAAATCAAGATGGAATTAAACTTCCATACATCGTTACAGTTGATGAAGGTTCAGGAAAAGTTTTATCTATATATAGAAACTATGCAGAAGATGATCCTTTTTATAAAAAGAAACAATATTTTGTACACTATAAGTTTTTACCTGGGCTTGGTTTTTATGGTTTTGGTCTTATCCACATGCTCGGGGGTCTCTCCAGAACTGCCACGTCAGCACTTAGACAACTTATTGATGCAGGTACACTGTCCAATCTCCCTGCGGGTTTCAAGGCTCGTGGATTGCGAGTTAAGGACGACGATACTCCCCTTCAACCAGGAGAGTTCAGGGATGTAGATGCACCTTCAGGCGACCTACGTTCAGGTCTTATGCCTTTACCTTACAAAGAACCAAGTGCAACGTTATTTCAATTACTGGGATTTGTTGTTCAAGCAGGTCAACGTTTTGCTACAATTGCCGATCAAAAAATTGGTGACAGTGTAGCAGCAAATGCACCTGTAGGAACAACCATGGCTCTTATGGAAAGAGGTTCCAGAGTTATGTCGGCTATTCATAAAAGATGTCACTATGCACAGAAGATTGAATTTCAATTATTAGCTAAAGTATTTAAAGAATTTACAGAACCTTTTTATCCGTACGATGTAGGACAAGATATTGTTCCTAGTGTTAAGTCAACAGACTTTGATGATCGTGTTGATATTATGCCTGTTTCTGATCCAAACATTTTTTCTATGTCTCAACGTGTTACATTGGCACAAACACAATTACAATTAGCACAGACAAATCCTGAAATGCATAATTTATACGAAGCGTATAAAAGAATGTATCAAGCTTTAGGTGTAACAGATATTCAAGCTATTCTGCCTGTTCCTCAGACACCTTCTCCAAAAGATCCTGCAATAGAAAATTCTAATGCATTAGCCATGATGACATTAACAGCATTTAGAGGACAGGATCATCAAGCGCACATTAGTGCACATAGAAAAACAATGTCCTCAATTCTTGTTAGAGGAAATCCTCAAGTTATGACTGTTTTTCAAACTCATATTTTGGAACATGTATCTATGTTAGCTCGAGAAGAAATTGAAGCAGCAAATGCTGAAACAATACAACAAGAAGCAGCAAAATATGGTGGTGAATTACCTCCAGAACTACAACAGCAGTTTCAACAAGTAATAGAAACACAAGTTGCAGCGAAAATAGATGAGTATTTAACAGAAATGTTGTTAGAAGAGTTAGAAGAAACACAAAGTCAAGGCCAAGATCCGTTAGTTGCGCTTAAAGAACAAGAAATACAACTAAAAGCAAAAGATATTCAACGAAAAGAAAATAATGATCAAGGAAGATTAAGCATTGATCAACAAAAATTACAACAAACAGGTCAAATAGCTCAAGATAGAATTGATTCTCAAGAAGATATTGCTCAATTAAGAGCAAATGTTAACTTAACTAAAGCAAAAGAACCTAAAAAAATAGATGAACAAAGGAATATACGTTTTGATAATTAAAACTCAAACTGCAGAAGATAAATTAACTGGTTTTTTTGACATGCTAATGAATTTTGTGGAAAAATCTTCACAATCCTCTGAAGATAGGTTACTAATAGGGGGAGCAATGATGAGTATAGCTACTCTTATTTACCATGATGAGCTTGGTAAAGTAGAAGGCAATACTTTATTTGACAATAACGCTGTAGATTTTATTAAAGTGATAAAACCTACTATACATTAGGAGATAACATGACATTAAACAATCCAAAACCAAAATTTATAAATGGTTCACTATATCCGAATGCAAAAATGACTGTTTCAAAAGACATGAATCCTTATGCAGGTCCTCATGTAAATAAAACATCAATTGCAGACGTTTACTCAGCTACTATGGAAGGACC